CAAAGATTAAATCTCCATGAGATGCTGTACCCTCCGCGATATTTGGAGTAGCTACAGCTGGGAAGCCGTCGAAACTCTGACCGCTCCAAAAAGCGTTAATAGCGTCTACAGTAGCTAGATCTCTTGAAATCTCCCAGCCTTTAGGATTCATAGCCCACTTACAGTTAGCCATATTGCCTCCAGCAGAAAGTACTGACTTCTCTAGAGCAAATAGATGAGCAGCTGTGAGAGCGTTACCGCCTCCAGCTGTTGGAGTAATACCAGCTACAATCTTAGCAAATGCTGCTGTGTCAATAGTTGTATTAATACCAGCTTGTAGCTCTGAAGCTATGAGCGTATCTACAGCGTTACCTCCTTGCAAAATTAACTGCTTTGAGAATAACGTCTTATTAGCTACACGAACTGGAGAGAGAGTAACCTCGTCTAGTTCTAGTTTAGAGTCAGCATCTGCGCTTATTTCAGTTTCCTCTGTACCTTCAGCCTTAACGCTCACTCGTGGAAACTTGAGGTTTCCTGTAGCTCCATGAATAGTAGTAGCTCCTAACTGCTCTATCATAGTGGGAGCTCTAAGAGCCTCTATTACTCCTGGTACGTTAGTAGGTACATATCCTGAGCCATCTCCAGATCCAGCTTGGAAATCATCAGCACCTCCAGCACGAAATAACGCTTTCTCTGGTATACCGATTTGACCGCTCATCTGTAATCCTCTAGACTGCATATCTTTTTGAGCCTCTTGAGCCCACTCCGCTTCTGCACCTTCTAAACCTTTACCGAGAGCTACTGTATTAATAGCACGAGATAAGCTAAACGAGCGGTTTACTTTGTCCATCTCTTTAGCCTCACTCACTGAGTTACCAGCAAAACTAGCTTGACGAGCTATCATCTCCTCGTGAGCTGCTCTGCGCTTTATCTTGTTATCTAAACGAGCTATTTCATTCTCGAGGTAGTCAGCTCTCTGCTCCTCTTCATTTGTGAGCTCTCGCCCTTCCTTATCCGTTCCCTCAATGAGAGATACGTGCTCCTCGTAGTTCTTGCCACGAAGTGCTTTCATTTCATTTAAGTTCATTTTTTTTCTTTTTAGTTTTTGAACTGTTACACATTTATCATCTTCGCTGCTTTCTACTTCAGCTGTTCTAATTTCGTTTGGCTCCTCCTCTTTTCGTGCAGCCACTGTAGCACTCTTATATGCTGGGTATGTTACTGGGCTAACATCTAAAAGTTTAGCCACCTTCTCAACCTTTCGCGTACTCCTATCCTCGCTCCACGTTTGCTCCTCAATAGTAAACGCAAAGGAACTTTGAGAGATATCCCCTCTTTTAATAGAAGTGTAAAGATCTTTCGCATATTGCTGCTCTCCTAGTTTAACTCTGTACTTTAATCCATGTTCATCTGTAGTGAGCTCTAGAGTACCAGCTGAACTCCTCCCTAAGATTAGCGAGGGATCGTGATTAATAAGAGCTCTCACGTCATCCCCTAGAACATCATCGAACGCACCTGGAGAGATACTCTCTCTAAATACTCCTAAATCTGTCTCACTGTTATAAAGAGCTGCATAACCCTCTATAATCATCTCCCCATTTTCCTCTCTTACTTCTAGAGTAGAATCATGCTTTGAGTAGTGAGCTCCTGTTAATAGCTCCTCTCTATTTTCATCTTCCATCTTCATTACTTTTTGAGATAGCCTCGCTGTAAGCTCCGAGCTTATCTAGTGCTATCTGATTAACTTGAACAGTGTGAACATCTCCTCCCTCTACTGGGTTGAGCTGCTCCTCCGCTCTACATTCATTTATTGAGAGCACTCCAGCTTGTAACATCTGAGAGTAGTAGTTTGCTCTAGCTGCACTATCTCCCCTTTGTAAATCTGAGAGCTTGAACTTGCTATATATTACTGGACTATCAAATGAGGGGATGAGCTTTCTATCTATCTCTTGCTCTACTCTCTGAGTCCAGGGTACAATGGTATGTCTAGCGAACATAAGATTCTGCTGCTCTACATTGTTGTATGTAGTCTGACTAGGGAGCTGAACGAGTGAGGGAGGAACTGAGAAGATTCTACATATCTCCTCCGCTTGGAACTTACGAGTTTCTATAAACTGAGCCTCATCAGGTGAGATACTTATTCTCTGGTACTTGAAGCCAAATGGCATCAGTTTAGTTCCAGCATTAGCTGCTCCACTATTCCAGGAGCCTTGGATAACATCCATTTGCTCCTTTTTCAATGGCTGCTCTGAAGTTAGTACTCCAGTCATTTGTCCACTTTGCCCGAAATACTCTGCTCCGAAATCTTGAGCACTTTTAGCTAGTCCTAGATTCTCTCTATGTAATCTAATCGGGCTCATCCTCTGGAGGTTGCATATCTCTAGCATATTCTCAGGACGTACTATCCCAACATCCTTTACGCTGTACACTTTCTCTCCTTTGACTGCTCGAAGATCTACATCTGAGTAATGAACTGGGATGAGCTGTGTAGCATAGCCTCTATCATCTCTCTCAATAATAGCATATCCCATACCATAAATTACAGCACTAGCTACAATGCTCTCCCAAAATTCATAAGCTGTTTGGTGTTCGTTAGGCTTAACCCTTACCAGGTTGTACGCTGGATGTACGTTAGCGATAACTACATTCTCCCCTTCGCGCTTGTATATCTCTAACCCTAGAGCTGCTATAGTAGAGGCTATCTTGTACACACAAGCATAGACAGTACTAATAGCCATCGCGCTGTTTTCGTTAATTGTAGCTCCTGATTTTGTGAGAGGATATATCCCCACCTCAGCAGCTAAAGAGTTACTATCGTACTTCGCTACTCTGTAACGAAACAAAGCTCTTAATCTATCTCCTAGTGTACTCATTCGCGCGTATTATACGATATTCAAAAGGGGGTTGTCAAGTTTATAGAGAGAAAACTTCTAGTAAATAATCGTCATCTCCTTCAATGGTATTTTGTACGTAACTGTTCATAGCAATAATGGAAGCTATAACTCCATCTACCTTCTTGTTTTCTTTCGATTCTTTTGTAACTCTCTTGTTCTCGTTTACGTCTGTATAGATAACAGCGCAGCCCATTTGCCACCGTAAACACTTGTTACCTCCATGAATGATATTACCTCTCATAACTTCCATCTCGAACTCTTTAGTCGGTCCATTCATGCTCGTAATGTTTTGAGCCATAGGAACCATAACAATATCATCCTCTATGAGCTCTGCTACTATGTACGTGCTGAATCTAGGATCATACCCTATCTCCCTAACATCGTACTGAGCGCATTGATCCAGGATATGCTGCTTTACTATTCTGTAATCTGTAACGTTTCCAGGAGTGATAGTAATATCTCCCTCTCTAGCGTAGTTAATATAATCTATTCCAGCTGCGAGTTTTTTGCTATGAGCTTTCTCTGAGTTTACAAACTGATGTACTATGAGATAGAAGCACTCCCTCTCATCATCTCGAAACAGGAGAGCAAATGCAGTTAAATCTTGAGTACTAGCTAGATCTAAACCTCCGTAAGCTGGGAGGTTTGGGAGTCTATCCATCGGTATCTCCTTTGCTCCCTTCATAAATATATCATCTGGTATCCACGATGTTTCTGCACTAGTCCAGATGTTGAGGTGTAAACGTAGGAAGCTATTAATCATAGAGGGATTGCTTTTGGCTTTCTTAACTGCATCCTCGAAGTACGCTGCATTGCATATAGTGCCATAGCCTGGATTAGCTTTTCTCCATGTGCTCTCTTTGGTCCAGTCATCATCGGGATCAGCTCTGTAGAGTACAGGTAAGAATGTATCATCCTCTATGCTTCCAGATAGTATAGCTTCTGAGTACTCGTGCATCTCATAGCATATAGAGCTCCTATCGTGTCCAGCTGTAGTGAGAGAGATAATGAGAGGTTGCCTCCTAGCTCCTACTGAAGTAGTAAGTACATCCCAGAGCTCTCTATTTGGTTGAGTGTGGAGCTCATCGAAAATAATACCATGACAATTCAACCCATGCTTTGTATATGCTTCGGCACTTATACTCTTGTACCAGGATGATTTGTACTCTATTGTATTGCG